GCGCCCGAAGTCATCTCGGGAGCGCAGACCGTGGTGTCGCTGATCGAAGGCGGCACCGCCCCGACGGCGGCGCAGCAGGCACAGATCGACGCCGCCCTGGACGTAGCGCATGCCGCGCTACAGGCCGCCGCTCCGGTCTGATCGGTATGGATGTCGCCGACCTCGCGCAATCGACCGAGGAGCTTGTGCTGAAGGAGGCCTTGGCGCGCGTGCCGCCGCCCCGTGGCGGCAACGGCGGTCTGCATTGCCTCAACTGCACGGACGAGATCCCGGAGGGAAGGCGCCGCGCGGTGCCGGGCTGCTGTCTGTGCGTCGACTGCCAGGACGACATGGAGCGGGGCATGGGCCGGTGATCGAGTGGGGTGTGGTCTCGACGGTGGGAATTGGCCTCGTGACCGTCGGCGGCTCCATGGGCGGCGGTGCGGTATTTATGGTCCGCCACTTCTTGCGCGCGTCGTTCGCGACGATCGACCAGCTCGGAGCCGTGTTGGAGCGACTGGAGAAACTTGAACGCGGCATCTCGCACATGCCGAGCCACCTGGACATTCAGAGCCTGGGCAGCCGACTGGGCGATGTCGAGCGCGGGGTTGCCGTGGCGCGCGAGGCGATCGACGGCGTCAAGGCCGGCATGGGGCGCGTCGAGCACATGATGGGCCTGCTGATCGAAGCTGGATTGGACAAAGAGAAGGCGCCGAGATCATGAGCCTGGCGTCCGTTCTTGAGGAAGATCAGCGCCTGGTGATCCTGCTCACGCTATCAGAAGTGCCGGGCTACACGCTGAACGACCAGGTGCTGCATCGCGCGCTGTCCGCGGTCGGCCACAACATCACGCACGACGTGGTGCGTGGCCATCTGCAATGGCTCGCGGATGCCGGCATGGTGCGCAAAGAGGTCATTCAGGTGACGTCGGGCGACCTGTGGGTCGCGCACCTGATGACGCGCGGCCAGGACGTAACGACGGGTGCGCATTATCCGGGCGTGGCCCGCATGCCGGCTGGGTGAGGCCGATGGCCAGGCCGTCCACCATCGATCAGCTCTCCGAGGAGATCCGCACCGAGATCGGACGGCTGCGGATGCAAGGCCGCACCATCGATCAGATCCTGGCGCATCTGCGCACGCTGGACGGCGATACGCTTCCGCCGAGCCGGTCGGCGCTCGGGCGGCACATCAAGGGCCTGGAGGCTGTTGCCGAACGCGTGCGGCGCTCGCGCGCGGTGGCCGAGGCGCTGGTGGGCCAGATGGGCGATGTGCCCGAAAGCCAAGCGGCCAGGGTCAACATCGAGCTGATGCACACCGTGGTGATGGACCTGTTCACCAGCGTTGCTGAGGGTGACGAGGACGTGCCGAAGGACGGCAAAGCCGCGCTGGCGGGCAGCCCGGAAGGCGTGATGTTCCTGGCCAAGTCGCTGGATCACCTAGCGCGGGCGAGCAAGACGAACATCGATTTCATCGCGGCGGCGGAAAGGCGGGCCACCGAAAAGGCCAAGCGAGAGGCGGCCACGGCGGTGGAGGTCGTCGCGCGCGAGAAGGGGCTGAGCGCCGACACGGTCAACGCGATCAAGGCCGGCATCTTCGGCGTGCGGGCCGCGGCATGAGGGCGGTGTATCTCAAGCCCGGTGTGCTGACGCCAGGGCCGAAGGCGCCGGGCGAGTGGCGCTTCATCGACGGGGTGACGTTCCGCGAGTGCATCCCTCCGGCGAAGGGTGTGTCGGGCCTGCTGGATTACGCGTGTCCGAACGGCCGGGGGCGGTGCGGCAAGATCTTGGTCGGCAACGGGTTCAAGCCAAGCGGCGACCGGCCGAGCTGGCAGTGGAACGGTAGCCTCGACGCGCCGACGCTGACGCCGAGCATCAATTGCCTCGCGCACGGACCGAACAATGAGCCTTACGCGGGGTGTGGCTGGCATAGCTGGCTGACCGACGGCGAGTGGGGCCGTGCGCCGTGAACCGCAGGCGCACCAGCACGACGGACGGCTATTCCGACCTGACGCGCCAGCTGATCGACCGGCGCGACGCGGTGCTCCGGCAGCTCAACGGTTGCCCCTTGCCGATTGCGCTCATTGCCCTGCAATACGCGTTCGCGAGCTACTGCGCGGCCGCCGAAAGCCTGGGCGATGGGATCGCGACCGATATGGCGGAGCGGATGCACGCTGCCGTTGTCGAGATACTGAAGGACCCGGACGAACGCATCGCGGTCATTCAGCAGGTGCATCGGCCGGTGCGGGGTTCAGTGCAGTGAACAGTCAGCACCTGGTTCCTCTGATCCACGCACTCTCCCGTCGCAATATGGGAGCTGCTTGGCGGCACCGGCATCTGGTGTGGGGTGTCTTCAACGTGCCGCCCGCCGATATCACCGAGGCACAACGTCGCTATCTGGCGGCCCTTGCATGGCGGTATCGGCGCCAGATGCCCGCGGACCTGGTGCCGAGCAAGGATGCGGTCGACGCACTTCACCTAGAGCGCCAACAGCAGCTTGCTGATGCACGGGCTGCGAAACTGGCGCAGCGCAAATCGGCGCGCGTCGTGCAATCCACTTTCCTTCCTTTGTTCTCGCCGAGCGGCGCGGACGAACGGGTATGATACCCATTCTCGTTCGCGCTTTGACTGCGCTCCGGCGACTGGTCGCGCGTCGACTGAAAGCGGCTGCGGAGGCACGGAATGCGCCGGCGGCCGACCCGCTCCGTTGCCGCTGCTGCGGCTTGCCGAAAGGCCCACGACGGGATCGGTGCTTCGATCCGTGGTGTCCCGATGGTCGGTGATGCCGCACTCCCTGACGTTTTCCTGCCGTATCAGCAGGAGCTGTGGCGCTGCGTGGACACCTATCCGGTGACCGTGGTGCCGAAGTCGCGGCGCACCGGCTTCTCCTGGGCGGCCGGCGCGATCGCCGACGGCTATGCCGCGCGCAGCAAGTCCGACGGCGGCATGGACGCGATCTACATGGGCTACGACAAGGAAATGGCCCGCGAGTTCATCGACTATGTGGCCACGTGGGCGAAGGTCTTTCAGCACGCCGCCAGCGCGGTGGAAGAGTTCGTCTTCACCGATCCCGATCACCCGGAGCGCGAGATCGGCGCCTTCCGCGTGCGCTTCGACAGCGGCTTCGAAGTCATGGCGCTGCCGTCGGTGGCGCGGGCGTTGCGCGGCAAGCAGGGCCTGGTGATCCTGGATGAAGCGGCCTTCATGGACGATCTGGAGGGCACGCTGTAAGCGGCGTTCGCGCTGCTGATGTGGGGCGGCCGGGTGCTGGTGATCTCGACCCACGACGGCGACACCAACAAGTTCAACGAGCTGGTGCAGGACATCCGCGCCGGGCGCAAACCGTATCATCTGATGGACGACGTCACGCTCGACGTTGCGCTGGCGCAGGGGCTGTTCAAGCGCATCTGCTTCACGAGCGGCCAGGAATGGACAGCCGAGAAGGAAGCCGCCTGGCGCCAGAGCCTGCTGGACATCTACGGCGACAATGCCGACGAGGAGCTGTTCTGCATTCCGAACCCGTCGACGGGAACCTACCTTCCCGGGCCGATGATCGAGGCGTGCTGCCGCCCCGACATCCCGGTGCTGCGCCTGGCGCGCGACAGCGGCTTCGCGCTGTGGTCGGAGCCGCTGCGCAGGGCTGACATCAGCGACTGGATCGAGGAGCGTCTGGCGCCGGAGCTGGCGCGGCTGGTGCAGACGCTGCCGCACTGTTTCGGATTCGACTTCGCGCGCAAGGGCGACCTGTCGGTGTTCTTTCCGCTGGCGATCCTGGCCAACATGGTGCGCCGCGCGCCGTTCGTGCTGGAAATGCGCAACATCCCCTTTGCCCAGCAGCGCCAGGTGCTTTGGTACATCATCGAGCGTCTGCCGCGCCGCCGCGGCGGGATGATGGACGCGACCGGCAACGGCATGCAGATCGCCGAGGAGACGGTGCAGCAGTTCGGCGCCTCGGTGATCGCGGTGATGCTGACCGAGCCGTGGTATCGCGAGAACATGCCGCGCTTCAAAGCGGCGTTCGAGGACAAGCTGATCGAGATCCCGCGCGATCGGGAAATCACCGACGACATGCGGGCGTTGAAGCTGGTGCGCGGCGTGGCGCGCGTGCCGCTAGCGACGAAGGCTGATGACGGCAAACGTCGGCACGGCGACGCGGCGATCGCCGGCGCGCTGGCGATCGCCGCGAGCTACGCCGACCCGGAAGTCTACGGCTACGAAGGCGCCAGCACGCGCGCGGCGGAGGCTGGCACCACCAGCACCGGCTGGCGCGATCGTGCCGACACGTGGGCCGAGGACCATCCGATGCCCGGCCGCGGCATCATGCCGGTGCTGCGCGGCGGCCTGATGCCGTCGGGGCGCCACATATGACCGCCTGGTGGATCGACGAGGAA